CCTTTATTGATTAATAAATTTAAAACAGTCGGGCTTATTTTCGTTGTTTTAGCTCCTGGAACATACATCCTGATTAAATTACTGAATTCTGAAAGTATCAAAATAACCTCTCTTATCTGGATACATTAATGGCAACAGTTGTTGACGCATCATTCCCTGCTTGCCCTGTTAATTTAAATCGTCCGTATTGAAGCAATACGGGCGTTGCTTCTACAATATGTAAATCAGTATTATCCAAAAGAGCTACATCTGATAAACTATCGGGTTCAGTATAATCAGAATCAGCAGTTCCTTCTGTAGTTGGACGAACATCTGATTCTTCCAACTCTACTAATACCTTTTTTGTACCCGTTCCACCAGCTTTAATTTTAATTCCGATTCTTTCATCAACATCAAAAAGCGGAAAACTTTGAGTATAAACAACAGCCTCACTTGCAACAGCAATATCTTCTGTACCGGCCGGTGTCATTGCTTTATTCATTGTCCTTTTCAAAATCAGCCTCCTTTATTGAGTCATTACATAAAAATCCAACTATTACAACTGTGTAAAATATCAATGTTCCTATTTGCCACGAGAAAGTTCCCAAGGCACATAATGCAATACAAAAAAAACTCATTAATAATGCTATAATTCGCTCATTCCAATAATTCGCTAATGCCCTGTAAACATCCTTAAGCATCACAAATAAAGCTATTAAAAATAATCCTAATCCAATAATACCCCAATTATAAAGAATTTCTAAATAATCATTGTGAGCATTTATAAATCTTGTTTTAAATCTGATTGGATGAATGTAGGGATAACTACCTGACCCAAATCCTGTCATGCAAAATTTTTGTGTGCTACCAGCATCTTTTAACGGCGGTGAAGTAAAATCTTTCCAAATATTGCTCCAAACGTTAAACCGTCCATTATTGTGATGTTGACAATAATAATTAATTTTATCTTTATACTGAAACCCAATAATCCCCGACGAGAGTATCAAAAAACAAATTAAGAATATTCCAGTCTTACGCAATTTCAAAATAAAAAAACAACTTATTGAAATTATCATTGCCAATAAAGCGACCTTGCTATCGCATAACCAAACAGCCGTTCCCATACATCCAACAAAAAAATATTTTCGCATATATAAAGCTATGGGGATGAGCATTGCGATGTAAGGCGAAATTACTGTACTATTTCCCATTGTTCCAACAAGCAAAGGTGTAGTAACATAATTAATATTAGGGTTTCTTCCCGGGGTTGTTATTTTAAAAAATTGGTCAAATCCTAAATATTGTATGAATATGTAAAGGCTCATAACGAACCCACATATCCACATAATATTTAAGATTAATTCAATTTCTTTTTTTGTGAATTTAATACCGGATATAACAATTAACATTAAAGAATATACTAAAAGATAAAATTGTGATTGCCAAATCCAAAAATTCGTAATATCAAATTTATCAAAGAGCTTAATTCCAAAATGAGGAGCAAAATACGTTGAAACAAACGTAAAGGCTAAAAAAATTAATAACCATTTATTCTTAAACTGCTTTATTCCTGCATTAAAACCTAATAACCCTATCGCAAATACAATTCCAAGAGCAAGAATTTCTTTTGGTAATCGAAGGTTCATACCTTTTAAAAAAATAAAAGGCGTTGTGATTAATCCAAAGTTGATTAACCATTTAATTCCCATCTACCCAGGTCCCAACACGATGAGTACAATACCAAGCATTAGTCCCGCCAATAATAGTAACACTATCGCCCGTTGCTCCAGGAGAATCTAAATCATCTCCAGCAGTAAACGTAGAAGCAGAATCACTGTCTACACAACCGTAAAAGATATCTGTTGATTGTGGATTAAGAATACATGTGCCTTGCCCAGATGTGGCAGAACCATTAATACTTACAAAGCTATATGTAAGCCCTTTACCTGATGTGGGAAGAGTATCAGTAAGTGTTCCTGAATTGATATTTATAAGAAAAGTTTTTCCACTTTCTTCTACTGTAATAGTATCCGAAGTTGTTTGAATTTCTATATCAGTCTTTACATACGTAACTAACCCATCAGTATCAATCTGACTATACGCGACACCGTCATCATCCGTACCGCCCACATGCCCGGCAATAGCAGCAAATACAGGCGTCCCACCACATAACATCAAAATTAAAAACAAACCCAATATTTTTTTAAACATTTCTTTCCCCTCTTTTTAAATTATTATGTTTTAACAGCTCCCAGCCCTTCGTCAGGGTCATATCCTGCAAGGATGCCCTTCTCTTCTGCCTCTTTTGCCTCTTCAAGCGTCATTTTTATCCAAGTTAAAACTCTGACTTCTTTACTTTTTCGAATAACTTCCGCTTGTATATCATTTATTTTTAATAACGCTAAATTGGTAATTCCTTCAAGAGAAATATGTCTCCATATTATAACGTCATCATTTGCTAAAGCATCTTTATTAACAATTTCCTCTCCAAATGTTTTACGGGCAAAAGGAATTAATGCAACAATCTGTTTTACAGTTGTCGCTTCTTTTATTTTTTCTTTTAAAAAAACAAAACCATAATTTCTATCTGTTTTTTCTTGTTTCTCTTTTTCCATTTCTTTTTTTAACGCCGCAATCTTTGCTTCTATTTCTTTTTTCTTAAAGCTTTTTCCTCTAAAATCCCCTTCTTCTAACTCTTTCTGCATATTTTGAATTCTTTTTTGTTTTAATTCTAAATCTTCTGACATTTAAGTCTCCTTTTATAATTGTTCATATCCCAACCTGGCATTAAGTTCTAATTCTTTTTTACTTTTTTCTGTAATTCTTTCATTTGCAGAAATATCTTCTACTTTATTTAAACATATTTTACAAATATATTTCTGGTGATAATTTGACCAATATAAAGGAAGTTCTTCATTGTCAGAAATTTCATTAGTTGAAAGATTATCCCCCGTTGCCCCATCTGCCACAGGATTGTGACCTAAGGGGCAACGACCATAAATATTTTCAGGATTTTCTTTCATTATTCTTTTTTTTTAAGTTGCTGAATAACTTCCGCCCATTCTTGTCCACTGCCTAAAGTCTCTAAGCCAAACACCAAACCGGGCATTAATTGAAGCTCTATAACCTAAATTCTCTTCACGTCTCCAAAACCTTGTCTCGGCTTTTTGCCTGTCTTGATACTGAAGACCATTATGCTGAACTTTTCCAACATAAAAAGCTCCACCTGATAAATTCGCCCATGAAACAACCTTAGTAAGTCCTTCATACGGGTTTAAATCATTCAGCTGCAACCCAGGCACTCCTCTTGATGTTTCGACAATCCTTCTTCCCATAAGATAATCAGAACCGGATTCAACAAGAAGTGTATCTGCTTCATTTTCCATCGTCTCATCTAATTCTGTGTAGGCATTTGTCGCAGTCATTAATACCCACAATGTTTCAAAATTAGCAGGATTTAATGAACCTGTAACAACGGCATTATAATAAGTTCCACCGCCTTTACTTGACCGGGCATTTCCTGTAAGATTGAACCAAGGATATCCGTCATAAGTTAAATTACCACTTGAATCGGTTTCATCGCCCCAAGAGCCATCAAACATCGAATTTCCGGATGTTTTACCACCATAATTAAAGAAATCAGCACAAAACTGTTCTTTTTTTCGGCGTAAAGCAGCTCCCCATGAATCTGCGTATGATTTTATCCTATTTTTAACGGCACTTTTTGTATCGTCATCAATGGCATCTACGGAAAAATTAACACCTTTAGAAAACCGTTTATACTTAATTAAATATGTCCATCCTTGCTTAGGACTCAAAAACTTAATATCCTGGTCTTCCGTTGTATGCTCATCCAACTCTTCTGCTTCCAACTTTTGCGTTGCTTTATTTCCTCCGGCTTTTACACTCGGAACTACTTTAAAAATCTTAGGAAATACAAGTGCTTTTTCAGCGTATGCAGTAGTAGAAAAATCATATAAATCCCTTCTATAACCAGCAATTTCATCTGTTGTTAACACAATAACACCTTCCTTTTTGTTTAACGATATTTTGAATTATCGGTATTATAATTTATTTTATACACAACCAGTGGCACCTAATTTAACGGGATTTAATCGGACTAATACCCATTTATTATTAGTCAAATCACCGCCTACAATCTGTAGTACATCTTCAGAACTTGTTAAATCGGCTGCCTGAATATTAGATGCTACAATCAAATCACAAGTGTCATAAAACATAGCTCTTGTTAACGTCGCAGAACCTCCAATCGGAATTTTATACACACTATTAGGTGAAATATCCAAAGATGCTTTTGTTCCGCCGTCAGTTGAAGAAGTTGTCTTTTCTCCATGCTCTGCAAAACCAATAAGTTCACTATCGCCTGAATCAGCTATTTCCATATATCCAGAACCATCAGTTTTAACAAACCGGCCACTAGCGGCCTTAATTACTTCAGAAGCTCCAAAAGCAGCTTCAACCATCACACGATGCCCGTAAGCATATCCATAACGTAATTGCTCGCCTATAGAACCAATTTCTGACATTGTAATATTACACTTAAAATGCTTTTTAATATAATATTTGGCAAGCAATAACTGAATTTTGGCATTATATAAAACCACGCCAATCTTTTTTGATAAATTCATTATATTTTCCTCCTTAATTTTAAAAATCTTTATCTTTTATTTTTTCATATTCCGCAAATTTTTTACTATCCGGCCATTTTTCTTCATAATAAAAAATTGTTTTTGCTCTTTCTTTCTCATCATCAGTCAAATTATGAGAATATGTTTGTTGTATTATTGGTTTTGCTCCACCTATTTTTGTCTTTTCTCCGAGAATTTTAGACTGTTCTTGTCCACGTTTAAAAGCCGCATCTACCAATTCTTTTACATGCTCTTTGGTATATTTAGAACCTCTCGCCCAAACAATTAATTCTTTTACATCAAAATCTTGATGAATAATTTGTTCGTCAAGAGTTTCTTTAAGCGCACGTTCAATATTGGGTTTAAATTCTCGGTCGACTTCTGAAAGGTTCTCAAGCAATTGCCCTCGCCTTTCATCTGCTTTTTCTTTCAATTCACTTCTTTGTTTCTCAATACTTTTTTGTTGAGAAGCTTTTACAAGAGTTTTTCCTCTATCAAAAATTACATCTTCACTGAGTTCTTCTGCTTCATTTGGATAAATTTTGATGTATTGTTCAACGATTTTCTCCCTATTTTCTTCGCAACGGGTTTCAATTTCTTTATCGCTAAGAATTTGACTCTGTGCTGCTTGTTGTTCCTTAATACGTTTCAATTCATTTTGTAACTTATCGTAAGAACTCTGTAAACCTCGAAGAGCTTTAGCAATTTTTAAAGGATTACCTTCATGCCTTTCAACAATGCTTTTATCTTTTACTTCATTTTCTTTTATGGCATCTACAGAAATACCTTCTTTTTTTGCAATATCTTCAAGTCTATCCATTTCTTTTTTATCAGATTCGTCTTGAATTACATCTTCAATAGATTTTCCTTGCTCCTGAGCTAATTTCTCAACTCTTTCTGTCTCTATTACAGCCTGTTCTTCTTCTTTCTTTTTTGTTTCCTCAGTTTCAACCTCTTCTTTTTTTTCGGTCTCTACCTTTTCTTTTTCTTCTGCCAAAATCTTTAATTCTTCTACAGATAAATCCTCTAAAGGCTTTTTTTCTTTATTTTCCCCTATATTCACTGGTTCTATAGAGTCAAATCCAGAGTTAATCATTTCAGTTTTGTCTGCAATTGTCAGGTTTTCAATTATAGTTTCTGGCATTTTTTTCCTTTTTTTTGACGTGTCCTTATAAGAGTACGTCGTGATTATAATTTGACAATCCTTATATTTTTAAAGGCGTGCCGTATGAATTTAATAATTTATTTTTATTTTTTTTCTCTTTTTCCGGTGCAAAAAAATTACCCTTAATATCAACAATAGGATGATTTTTTAAATATTCTAACAAATAATATTTTGCCTCTTCTTCTATCGCTTCAACAACTTTTATTCGTGTTTTAGTGATAGCAGCAATCTGAATTATTGATAATGGCCTAAAATGATTTGGATTTTTACCCCAAATTTTAAACCTTAAAATCATTTTTAAAGTGTCATCCATCTTTGACATTTCTATCGCTGTCAAAAATTGCTCTATTAATTTCTGGTGGCCATAACTCTGAGTATTTTTTTTTCCTTCAAAGTCTTTATCTTTTATCTCACCCCTTATTCCCAATCTCATTTCCGGCCTCTCTCTCGACTGTTTTTAATAATGCCCGTAAACATTTCAATTCGCTGATAATCCCATACAATCTAAACCCAAACTCTTCCGTATTTTGAGCATTACTATGTACTAAAAAAATCATGTCTAAAATCGCCTGTGACGCACGTTCGTACTGTTCCCGATATTTCCCGAAACTCTCGTTCCTCAAGCACTGTTTGGCTGCCTGTTGTGCCTCTTTTAACGCTATCTGCGCCTTTTCTTGCATATCCTCTTTAGGCATCTCAACATCATTCTCTTTTTTTCGGAAATTAAATATTCCTTTATCTCTCTTTTTCATTTTTAGCCTTTTCTTCCGGTGACATTAACGTTTGTGCCTGCACCTGCTGAAATAATTGCATAAAAGCATTCATGTCAACCTGTGGTTCAACTCCCGTTGCTTCTTTTTGCTTTGCAATTTGCCCTAAATATATCTGCAATGCCTGTCCTACAAGCTGTACCTGCTCTATTTGGAACTGTTCAGGACTAGGCCATATCTGGTCTACCTTATTCTTCCAAGTGACATTCCAAGACTTAATAAGCGTCCTGACAAGCTCATGTACGCCCTGCCGATTCCCGGATGCCGCTAATTCTTGTCTTAAAATCTGATATAATGCTAAATTTTCTTGCTTTTCCTGTATTTTATCGAACGCAAAGGCTCTCGCGCGGGATTGTATATTCGTTTTTGCCACCATTTCATCGCGGCTTAATGATGCAAATATGTCTTTTTGCCCTGTAACCTGACTTGCCCTGCGTTTTTGCTTGTACGTTCGCCCCTCTTTTGACATCTGATAAATTAATTTTAGACAAATTTCACCAATAAGATTAAAGGAGGGAAGTAAACAATTAATATAATCCTCAATACTAATCCCTGACTGCTTCATTAGCATAGCTGTTTTTGCCGCAGGCGCACGAGGGTCAAGCGGCGTCTCTTTTCCTGAAGCTAAAGAACTAATTCCGGACATATCATCATCAAGCTTTGACATAAATAACAAAATATTCATCAATTCTTGCGTATTCACTTGAGATTTTTCTAAAAATTTTATCCCGCTGTCTATCGTCTGCATATCATTGACAGGAACTTCAATCGGGATACCATGCGTCCATCTATTTTCAAGAAATTGTTCTGCTACAGAAGAGCCCTGCGGAACTATTGGAGTAACTGTGTTCTTTATCCATGCTCCCGTAAGGGTAAAATTCAATACTGCATTTTGTGCCAAATGTGAATCTGTAAGGTCTTCACCTAGCCCGTCTTGATATGCTCCCTCTTTATTCTCTGTGATATTGAACGGGATATAATAACTCTCGACGAGATAATACGGATAATATATTGCCCCAAGAAATACCTTTTTTTCAGACGCGTCAAACCAACAAACCAGCCTAATCTCATCCTCATTATCATCACTATTTTCCAAATTAAACCAATACACAACCTCAATAACTTCATATTTTCGCTGTTGAAAATTCTTATATGCCTCCTTCTTTCCTCCTACATCAAATTTCATATCTTCTACATTAATGAAATCCCCTTCTTTTTCTTTCTTTTTTAATTCCCACCAAGTATATTCTTGTTTTTCGACGGTAATTTGGCAATCACATAATCCTTGATACCCTTCAACGGCTAATGGATACCAAAGATTTTTGATTCCTACATGAGAAAATCGGGGATTATTATACACAACCTCATTAAACTCAACAACAATTGATATATCTTTCCCACTTTTTAATCTTTTGAAATATTTATGATTAGAATTTCCCTCTTCTTCCGCCTGTGGATAGTTTTCAAGAAATAATTTTAACCCCGGCTGTTCTCTCTGCCCTGTTTCTTCATTTTTTTTCCACTCTCCCGAATAATCCTCTTCCCGCTTCCGCTTTTTGCGCTCATACGCATACACAGCCTTTAAATATCCAATATGCTTGAGTATCCCCGAATGCAACACCTTCCGCAATGGAGACTTTAAATCTATTTCCTCGTCGAGAAGATAATCAAGATAATCCTCCTGATGTTCGCAAACTTCTTCTTTGCCTTCCTGTACCATTCCCGGACGAGATGTAATAACAAACTTCGGGTCGCTTCCAAAAAATGCTTTCATAGAAAATTTTACAAGGTCATTAACTTTCTTTTTTGTGACGGGAACATTCAGATTGAATTCTGAATTTGTAGAATCGTCCATTTCTCCATTATACTGAGCGTCAAGATTATCCCATCTCTCTTCCCAGTTTCCGGATGCACGCTCATCTTTCAACATCTGCCAAAAATCAAAGACTTCGACCTTTAGTCTGTTTATCTGGTCGTCAGTTAAATCCACAGTCTCTTTATACTGCGGGATTTCTAACTCTTCTTCTCGTCGAGTATCCTTTTCCGCATCCGTGATTATAAGGTCTTGTTTGTCGATTAATGTATTATTTTCTTTTTTCATATTTCCTCACAACAAAAAAGGACAACCCTGACTGACGCATCAGGATTGTCCTCTATATTTTTGTTGCTTCCCGGTAATTAAGCGAGAAGATTTATTTTAATTAATTTTGTCTTTTCTATAAAATAGGGCTTTTCGCCAATATTATATTTGTCTTTGCTGCTGGAGCGTATGGATTAAAAGATATTTCTTTTTCATTAGACATTGTTAAAAATGGCATATTATCGATTTGTTCATGAAGTCTTATTCCACTTCGAATATTTTCCCTTTCTTCTATTTCTATTTTTTCATGGATATTTTTTTTAAACTGCTTTCCATTCGTATTAATAAAATCCGATATTTTTATTCTCAAATTTTCCCCTTTTTTTAACTCATCTTTTTTATCTCGTCGAAATGCTTCAATTATATTCACAGTACCACAATTTTTACATAAGAAAAAAAGTAAACTCATCTCATCGTCACCAAAATATTTTATATCGTCCTGTATCCCGTACATAATTAAAACAGGTTTCTCAAGCGAGCTATCATTCGAGTATGAAAACAATCTTTGTTGACATTGAACACAATTATATTGTAATCTTAACATTAGTTTCTCTTTCTAAACTTAAACTTAGCATTTTTTTCCCGGTGTGTCAAATCTCTTCCGGGTTTTTTTGTTTGGGGTGGTTGGTATGGGAGTTCGTGCCGTATCTGACCACTGATACAACAAGCAATTACTAAGTCATCATGGCAACCCTCTTGAGCTTCTACTTTTTTTGTTTTTGGATTTTTAATCAACGTCAAACACTCTTTAATTAGCGGTACATCCATTAATTCAATAGCATTTTCTCTAATTTCTTCTTGCGTTTGCGCAAGCATTAAAGGTCGAGTTATTGCCGTAGTATCCCAACCATATTTTTCTTGTATTTTATTCTCAATTTTATTAAATGTTCGTTGTACATAAATATTACCGTATATTTCTTTTAATTTTTTATTCGCACTAAACCCAAACTTATCATTTTCAATAGCTACAATAGCTTGATTTAATATACTTCCCAGCATATAAGCTCTTTCAGCCAGCTCATCAGGGTCAATTTTAGCGTGTAATATCGCAACAATTCCATTTGTAAGTTTATTCCGGGCTACTAAAGCCGCATAATCTGCCCCTGACCCACTACAAGCATCACCACCAATGCAATACTGTGCGCCTTTTTGCGGTTCTTCATAAAAAACATAATCACCTTTTTCCATTTTTCTTAATTCAAAATGATTATCAACTTTTACAATATTAGCTTTAAACAATTCTTTTTGCGTTCTTCGCCAAATCAATTGTTTAACTAGTTTTTCTTTTGAAAAAAAACATTCTCCTGACGCTATAAAAGCCTCATCCGCAGTACTAGGATATTCCTGTTTAAAATCCTGCAAATCCCCTCCACAATTATTCCGGATACACCAACGTCGCCACATCAAATGCCCATAAATATTCTCGACATTTTCTTTTTCCATTAAACCTCGTAAAAGCAATTCATCTCGAGTTATCTCCCCAAAATCAGGGTCACATAAAATAAAATCATCAGGCACAGGCATAACATATTCATCCGCTAAAAACCATGCAAAAAACATTGGTATATAATCTGTACGTCCTTCCTCCGCATCATCCCACTCGTCTTTAAAATGATTAAATCCATTTGCTGTTGACTCCTTAATAATCATTGTATTCGAAAGCGCAGGCACAGATTGAGACAGTCCCAGCATTAATTCTTTGGGCTTGGAAAAAAAAGCATATTCAGAAAGATGAACTAAACGAAAGGTATATTTCCGACCAGCATCAGGATTTTCGGCAGTATCAACAATAATCTGCGAATGAATATCAGCAAATTCTAATTTCTTTTCATTTGATTTTTTTATTTCTCGGCGGAGATGTGGCGGGCATTTTTCTTGATACAATTTTGACATTTCTAAAATATAATTGCTACCTTTCAAATCATCTGCAATAATTGTACTATTTTGATTTTCTTTTTGAGCAGTAAATACAAATATAATTGCCTCTATTAACGTCGAGAAACCCATTTGACGAGCCTTCAACAATAAAATACGAATAATTTTATCCTCTTGCCACATCCGACGAAATCTATCCAAAAATATTTTTTGTGGACGATTAAGAACGAAAGGCTTCATTTCACCCGTCTTTGTTTTTACGGTGAGGTGTCCATCATCAATCAGCGATAACGGGTCTTTCTGAGCCAATTCGCTCTCGCAAATTTGCAGCAAAGCTTCGCATTCTTTCTGGGGCAGCGTCTCCAATTGTTTTTCTAAGGTCAGCATAAATATAAGTATTTCCTTTTTCTTTTTCAGCGAAAATATTAAGATATTTACCTAATAATTCTTGAGCTTTAAGCGCACCTTGTTCTTTAAATTGCCATTCTCCTATTGGATGTCCTAATTTATCCAATACAGGTTCAGCCTGCAGGCATCTTTCACCTATCATTTTAATATTATTCAAAACATATTCAGCCGTAATTTCAACTTTTTCAGCTCGTTTTTTTACTTTTTGTTCTATCTCATCCCTAATTTCAGGTTTTTTAAGGTTTTCTGTACCAATAACATGTGCAGTTTTTTCAGAATATCCAGCAGCTTTCGCAGCTCTTGTAGCATTACAATCAATAGGATATTCCGCACAAAATCTCTGTTGTTTGGGAGTTAATTTTCTGGTAGGCATATAAAATTCTAACCACAAAAAAGGCAAAAAGTCAAGGAAAAACTTTCTTTATCTCTTATTTATAATCTAAATGAATAAAACAAACAACAAGTAAAAGTAACAAAAGGAAAAGAAGAAAGAGAATTTCTAATCTCATAATTTCCCTTTTTTGTAAGGCGAAAAATACTTAACCCCGTCGATGATAACATAGGAAGCGTGGAAGAGTAAACAGAGGTATTTAATCAACTTAAGCTCATCCGGAGATAGGATGGATGACATTTTCATTTATTCCTCCCAGTCGGCTTGGTGGTTATTAAATTAATCTCCATCGTCTATTTTCTTTAATCCCGTTAAATGTTCCAATAACGGCACTTTTATCATTACTTTTCAATCTAAAATCTTTTCCTGAAAATTTTAAAATTTCACACATCCCTACAATTCGAGAAGAAATCCTACTATCTATTTGTTCATCAAGATTTTTAATCGAAAAATTCGATGTTATAACTGTTAAAAGTCGCCGCTGTTCCCGTTCATTTAAAATAAAATAAATTATTTGCCGGACAAAATCAGTTAATTTTTCTGCACCTAAATCATCAAGAAAAAGAGCATATTCAGTTTTTGCATATTTTTCAGCTATGTCAACAGCTGTTTCAGAATCCTCTTTTCCAAATTTATTTTGAATTTCCATAATTAATCCAGGAAATGAACACCAATATAAATTATTTTCATTTTTAATATATTTTTTTGCTAATGAAGCAGCAAAAACAGTTTTACCCGTTCCCACATCTCCTGTAATAAAAACACTTTTATTAAAACTATTTTCAAGGATATTTTTTTCATCTGTTTCAATTT